GGGCGGCGGCGGCTATCGATACCTTAATTGGCAAGCTGTCAAATCTCAGTTCTGCACTTGGGTCTGTAAACGGTTCGGGTCTGAATAACCTTGCGTCCGGCGTTACCCATCTTTCCAGTTCGATGATGGGATTCAAGGCGGCGGGAGTTACAAAGACTACATTCTCGTCCGCTGCAAGTGGATTGCAGTCGCTGAACAGCGTTGACACGAATCAGCTGTCAATGTTGGCATCCTCGTTAAACCATCTCAATGTTGTGTTCAACAACATCGGGGCATCTCAAAGCGGAATACAGAGTTTAACGAGCCTTGCGTCTGCAATGAGCAAGTTTGGTGGCAAGAATGTTGGCAACGCATCAGGATATATCGCTCCACTGGCATCGGGATTGCAGTCACTGTCAACCGCACTTAACGGAGTTAATATAGACCCGGCAAAAGTGCAAGGCATTGCCGATCTCGCTGTGGCTTTAAGAGGGCTTGGGAGCAAGAGTATTGCCAATGCAGCTGCCAACCTTCCGCTACTTACTGCAAATCTGAGTCAACTGTTCAGTGTGGCATCTCAGATGCCGATGATTAAACAGAACACGATTGACTTTGTTTCTGCCCTCGGCAACCTTGGCTCTACAGCACGAACTGCGGGGACGGCACTGAACACGTTCGGCAGAACACATTTGCCGACATTCGGTAAAGGCATTGTTTCCGTCAGACCCAAAATCCAGTCGCTCGGTTTTGCGATATGGAAACTATATGCACAACTCCTTCTTGCTAGAAGGATAATGTCAGCACTGGCAAAGCCTGTCGAGGTGGCTTCTGCTCTTACTGAAATCCAAAATGTCATCGACCACACTTTCGGCGATATGCAGTACAAGCTGAAGGAACTCACTCAGGATTCCATTCAGCAGTTCGGTATGTCAGAACTGTCGGTCAAGAGATATGCGGCACGTTTCCAGGCAATGGGCGTGGCGATGGGCATTACAAACAGTCAGGTAAAGACGGCTTCCGACAACCTCACAAAGTTGGGTGCTACCCTGAATACCAGTGGGGATTCGATGGCTGATATGTCAGTCAACCTGACGAAGCTTGTCGGTGACTTGGCTTCCTTCTACGATGAAGACCAAGCTGTTGTCGCTGAGAAGTTGAATGCCGTATTCACAGGCATGGCTAGACCGCTGAGAGCATATGGTATCGACCTCACTCAGGCTACCCTTCAGGAGTGGGCGTTAAAGAACGGTATCGATGCCAATGTGGCAAGCATGACTCAGGCTGAGAAGACCATGCTTCGCTATCAGTATGTGATGGCGAACACGCAGAACATCGCCGGAGACTTTGCGAGAACTGCCGATACATGGGCAAACCAAGTCCGTCAGCTGAAGCAGAACTTTGAGGCTCTTGGAGCAACGATGGGCGGTTCGATTGTGAACGCCTTGAAGCCTGTCATCAAGGCTCTCAATTCTGCTGTTCGTGCCGTTACTGGTTTCGCCAAGGTTGTATCCGATGCCCTTGGATTCATCTTCGGATGGAAGTACGAAGAGGGCAGTGGGGGTCTTGGTGGAATTGATGATACTCTCGCTGATGCCGCTGATGCAGCGGGTGACATGGAGAAGGGCACTGGCGGTGCGGCAGACAACGCCAAGAAACTGAAGTCCTATCTGCTTGGAATTGACGAACTGAACGTGCTTGAACCCGACAATAAGGGTTCGGGCGGCGGTGGTGGCGGCGGCGGTTCAGGTAGTGGCGGCGGTGCTTCTGCTACTGATGCTGATGGCGGTCGTTGGACAAAGTCGAACAGTGCGCTTACGGACTATATGTCAAATATTGACAGCCTGTTCGATCTCGGCGATACCATTGGCAAGAAGCTTGCCGACATGATGAATGGCATAGACTGGAACAAGGTCTATGAAAAGGCTCGTGGCTTCGGTTCGGGACTCGCACATTTCCTGAATGGTCTTATCTCGCCTGAACTCTTCGGTGCGCTCGGAAAAACGATTGCTGCTTCTATCAACACGGCGTTGCAGTTCCTGAATTCGTTCGGCACGACATTCAACTGGAGAAATTTTGGCATTTCCATTGCGACAGGAATCAACAACTTCTTCAAGACATTCGACCCGAAGCTTGCGGCTGATACGCTCAACACCTTCGGGCATGGTCTTCTGACAAGCTTTGATGCGGCTGTCAGGCAGATCCAGTGGAGTCAAATCGGAACAACCATAGGCACACTGCTTGCCAACATCAACTGGAGTGGTGCTGTCAAAGGACTGGTTCACATCATCGGCACTGTATTGCAGTCTGTTTTCACAACAGCTGTTTCAATGATGCAAGTTGCTCCGCTTCAGACCGCAATTCTCGGATTCCTTGCGGCAGTCTTTGCCGGGATCAAAATCATCACGGTTGCCGCAGAACTTATAAACGGAATCAAGGACATAGTCGGCACATTCAAGTGGCTTGGCAGTACAATCGTAGGCACTCTTGGTGCGACCGCACTTCCCATTGTGGCTGCGGGTGCAGGACTTGCGCTTCTTGCCGGGTGGATTGATGGTGTATCAAGGGCAAGCGCAGAAACAAGTGGTCTTGGTCAGTATGCTGATGCATTAGACAGACTGTCTAATCAGACGGACAGGACGAATGAGTCCATCCGCACATCAATCAGCACGATGCAAGACCATGTCAATAATGCGGGTGCTGCCGAGATGCTCATGGCTCAAGACCTTGCCAATGAGTATTTCACACTCTCCGAGAAAACCAACCTCACTGTTACAGAACAGATGAGGATGCGTGATATAGCACAACAGCTTGCAGAAATCATCCCCGGAGTTAACGGCTATATCAACGAGGAGACTGGTCTGCTTGAAACTCAGAAGTCCACCATCACTGGACTGATTGAGCAGACAGACGCATACTATAAACTGCAAGCCTCAAGAGAACTGCTTCTCGATGCCTACAAGGCACAGGTTGAGGCAGAGCAGAACTTAAAGAACGCACAGGAAGGGCAGACACAGGCTGTTCAGACATACCTCACTGAAATGGGGTACGCCCCGGCTCTGATTGATGCCATCACAAAGTCTCAGCTTGATTTGAATCAGGCGCAGATTGACTTTGAGAACAGTCCGAATGCGTTCAAAGAAAAATACGGCGTGTCTGATATGCACGCCCTGAAAATCGCCATTGACGATGTGGCAACGGCTCAGAATAATGTCACACAGTCGGTTCAAGATGCGCAGGAAACACTGACCATTGCATCCGAGAATGTCAACAGCCTCAAGCTTACCATTCAGGGTTATGCTGATACCGTCAACTCCATCGAGTATTCTCAGATGGTTCTCAATACCACGAATGCCATTGATGAAATGGGTGGTATTTGGGATGGCGGGAAACAAGTTCTTGGCGAGAAAGCTATCGCCATCTACGATGAGATTAAAAACGGTCTGTCTCCGAATGATGACGGCTATTACACCCTTGCCAACGGAGACATGGTTCGCTTTGGTGAAGGTCTGACTGAAGGTTCGACTGGCGCAGTAAGTACGCTGACCGAGACAATGAAGAATGACTTGAATACGATCCTTGGAGAACAAGGAAAGCAAGTCATGTACGAGAACGGTCAGTACATCGTCACTGGTCTGACTGATGGCATCACTGAAAGCACAGATACTATTGAACAGCCCATCAATGACCTTGCCAACAAAGTCAACACGACATTTGAGTCGGCAGAGGAAATTGGATCTCCGTCCAAGAAGTTTGAGGCTTACGGGCAGTACATTGTCGAGGGCTTCAATCAGGGCATCACAAGCAACTATGCCACATCTCAGTCCCCGATTGAGACATGGGCGAAAGCTATTCAGGATTGGTTCACTGGTGGCGGCAGCGGCACTGACGGAAAGATTTCTTCCCTGACCTTCCAAAACAAGGCACGGGAAATTGTTACGGCGTTTAGCGGCACTCTCAGCACCGTCTATCTTGATAGCCAAGCACCTGTTGAAACATGGGTAAAGGGAATCATCACATGGTTCACTGGCGATGGATCGGGCGAAGATAAAATCAATAAGGTGGCATTCACGAAGTTCGCCACTGATATCATCACTGCGTTCAAGGATACTATCACGCAGACATTTGAGCAGACCAAAGAACCTATGGATTCGTGGGT